ACCGTAGCCACCGCCACCGCTGAAGCCACCAAAGGAAGAGCTACCATCGTCATTTATCATCATTTTCGCAGCCCCTTAAGTGTTTCCGCCAGACGAGCACGTTGGCCGATCTTGCCGGGTTTTTTAGCTGCAGCAGCCAGTTTTTTAGCCGGGATAGGCTTACCTTCTTTAGCGCCAAGTTCTTTACGCAAAGAACCGGGTTTTTTGATGGCTCCAGCAATCCAGTTTTTCTTTTCGGCCATTATTTGCCCCTTGCAGCGCGCATATTATCGACCAAATTAGGGTATGGGCGTCCGCCAGCCTTGGCCATAGCTTTTGCTTTGGCTTTTTTACCGGCAGAAAGCGCTTTTGGCTTGCCAAGACCCTTAGGTCTGGCTTTATCCCACACTTCGCCGCCTTTAGCGTACTGTGTGAAGTCCGTATCATCACGGCGAGCCTTGGTTTTACCCTTCGGCATTTTTGAGGGGGCGATATCCCCCATACCACGGCTTGCCATCATGATAAAACTCCTTATTTGCGGGTCATGCCACCACCGCACATTGCCTTAACATGTTCGTGATGGAGCTTGTGGCCAGCAGCGTGTGCTTTAAAGTGCTCGTGGTGTTGCTTATGGCCGTCGCCGCCATAGTGCTTTTCCATGTGGTCAACATGGTGCATGTGCGAAGGGGTTTCTTCCTTCATCAGAGGGGGGTGATCGTGTTTCATATCGACTCCTTATTTGCGGACTTTGCCGCCCTTTTTCATACCAGTTGTGCTACCAGCCATTTTAGGCATCATTGCGCGGGTTTTACCGCGTTCTGCAATACCGTCAATGCTGGGAGCGCCAGTCTTGACCTTAGCCATTTTTTCGGTTGTCAAGCCTTTCTTTTCAGAAACGCTGGTCTTACCAGTTGTACTTCCTTTTGCCATATCACCACCTCTTGAGAATTTACGGCCTTTATCGGCCTCGTTAAAGTCTTTTCCCACAGACTGTGGGATACCCACCTTTTTGGCGAAGGCTGCTGAATGAGCAACCGCCGCCATCAGATTACGTTGAGCTTTGCTCTTGCTTGGCATCACTTTGCCCCTTGCTGAAGTAGCTGGTCAATTTTGTTTTCCAACTTGTTAAAGCGAGAGTCAATGTGTTCAGTAATTTTGTTAAGCTCGTCATTGGTCACGTATCCTTTTGCGATTTCCTCGCGTGTACGGTTGAGCAGAATCTCAATCCGTTTCAGATCATTAGACTTCTCTTTCAAGAAAAAGGCAACCATCCCCAGAATCAGGGATAGCCCGCCCGACCAAATCATATTCCCGTCCATCTCAGCACTTCCACGCCCGCAGGCTCTTGTTAATACGTGAGTCTGGGTCTTTAGCCGTCTTGGTGCTAGTCAGCTTCTTCTTCATGCCTTCCATTCGGGCACAGAAGCTGTCGCGCCTTTTTCCGCCCTCGGGTTGCGGCGGCTTCAGATTCATCCCTTGCTTTTTGGCGCTGGCTCGCCCCTTGGCGTTCAAGCCGCCGTTGGGGTTCTTGCCTTCTTTGCGAGTCCATGCTGCTGTTTTAGCCATGATTAAGTACCGTTTGCGATTAAGTAGCCCTCTTGCGAAACCGTTAAGGCCGCAGTGCCGGTGCTAACTTTTGCTTGCAATTGGATGTCCGTTTTTTCCGCCACGGCACGGGGCATAACCCGTTGCGTATGGTAGTTGTTTGTAAACGGCGCAACAACAGTAACAGTGGATACACCAGCGCTGCTTGTTTGGTAGTTCTGGTATGTGGCAAAACCAGCAGGGTTGGCGTTCAAGCTGGTATTGATATCAATACGGCTTAGATAGAACGTATAACCTGCGGGGACCGTATAGATGCCCATCAAAGTGCGGCCATTGCCCGCCAAAATTTCTGCGTACAGCGTTGTATCCGATGTATCTTTCAGCGTGATGTTACCAGTGGGTGCACCGCTGGCTACTACCATACTGTTGATTCGGAAGTACGATTTCACTGTAGTCACAGCAGTCGTACCGTTCAACTTTACAGTTTCAGAAAGTTGGTTGTAGTTGGCGTCCAACCCATTGATGGTAACAAGCGTGCCTGTTTTATCATCGCCAGTGTTAACAGAGCTAACAATGTGCATTTGGATTGCAGACGACGGGAACGTGTAGGAGCTATTACCTTCCCACACTGGCACAAACGATGTGCCTACCGCTGTTTGGTAGCCATAAATGTTCAAGACACTGTGGCCGTAAATTTGACCGCGTGCAACCTGCAACTCAAACGGTTCAGTTTTTGCCTGACGAGTGATCGACTGGATTGAATTGTTGGTGCTTGGAATACCGTTCGGACTTTGAGCCATATTGATCTCCTTAGTTACAAAGAGGGGGCCGAAGCCCCCGGATCAATTAGTCAAGGTTACCGTAGGGGTACTGAGTCAGCGTACCGATGTTGTTGTCGGGCTGTGAGTAACGCAAGATGAAGTTCAGTTTGCCGCCAGTGGGAGCCGCAACGCTAGTGCCTGTAATGCTCAGAGTAAACACAACTTGCGACAAGAACGAAGGGTTAGCGCCCAAGGTGGGGTTCTGAATATCAGCAGTGGTAGCCAACAAGTTAGCCAAATTCGTGCCGGTATAGGTGATGCTTTGACGGCCAGCAGTGCCAACAGTCGTAGTGCCCAGAGCGGCAGTAGCATAAGCGGGAGTACCGGCAGCGGCAGTGTAGTTGTTGGAAACAAACACACTCACGTTGCTCAACGTAGCACCAGACTCACCAGTGATGGCGGAGATGTAGTCCACAGTCACGTCAATGATTTCGCTGCCATTGGGAATATACATCACAATGCCGCGATACACCTGAGTGGTGGTATCGGCGGGAATGGTTTGCACGGTAGGGCCGTTAGCGCTGTAAACGCTAGAGGGGGTATAAACTGTACCGGGCAGGTTGGGGATGTTGTTGCCCCAAGCAAATTGACCAGAGCCACCAGAGTAACCAGCAGTGCCAGCAGTGCTGTTGGAAAGATCAATGTAGCAGTCTTGTTCCAAGACTGTGTAACCGACGTCGCGCAAAGCGCCAAAACGGTTGTCGCCCGAAAGGATTGGGCCTTCAAATGTACTACGTGCCATGACAAATGTCCTTATGCAAAAGTTACCTTGTTAATCGTTGCATCGTCTGCTGGGCCAGTGGCAACAAGGTCGAATTCCCAGATACCTCAATATACCTTATTTGGCAGAGGTGTCAAGGAGTTTGTTGGACTTTTTTAAGTTTTCTGCACGGGTCATTATTTGTAGATTCCAAGGTACATGGAGCCCACAAACATCTTCCCCTCGTAGGGGTACTATATGGTCAACCACATACGGAACCCCAGTAACCCGACTAACGGTCATCGCATCTATATAAAGCTGCTTAATTTGACGTTTTTGTTCATCTGTTAGCCAACTAGGAGTTGCTTGTTTATGCTTATCCCTCCGGTGCTTATTGCTGGCTTTTACCTCTTCGGGATGTTTTTCCTTCCAAGCGTTACGGTATTGCTGCCGCTGTTCGTTTGATCTAGCCAATGCTTTTAGCTTAACTAGCTCACTATTGGCTGCGTAATATTTTTGCTTAGCTTTCTGGCCTGCTTCAGACTTGTTGTACTCTTTGAAGTACTCCGCACGGGCGACATTGGCTTTTTCCCATTCGACTTTTAGGCACTCAACGCAGGCTCCTTTAGTTTTGCGTGCAGCTATGTGCCCATGCTTGCACGGCTGTCCAGTGAAATAGTACTTAGCCCCAGTTCGCTTTGCTTCTTCTCGGGTCTTGGGTAGGTTTGTAGTATCCATTTAGTGCTCCTATGACTTTGACACCGGAAATGTACCACAAAAGAAAAAGGGGCACAAGGCCCCTTTTAGAACTAAGCTTTGAGGGCTTAGTATGAGGAGAACACGCCCAGCGGATCGCTCCAGCCGAAGCTGTAACGTTCACGGCTCTTGTAACGGACGTTCCCAGTGTCAAAGTCACCGTCCATTGAATTCTGCAGGGGCATACGTTCAAAGTGCTTCAGACCGTTAGGCACATCAGTGGTCAAGAACCAAGTGTTGGTCGAGGTCAAGAAGTGGTTAACGGTATAGCCTTCAGACACAGCGCCGTTGTTCTTGATGGCGTTGATATCGTTGTTGTTAGTACCGACGCGGAGTTCAGTTTCCAACAAACGGGTAGCAACAAACATCAGAGCAGGAGGCACGACCAATTTCTTGGGTTTAGCAGCGATCAACAGACCACGTTCATCCGTCCAAGCAGCGATTTGAATGATGGCGGCTTCCAAAGCAGTTTCATTCAAGTCAGAAGGAGTAGAGAAAGTGTTGCTGTTAGTGCCACCGTTAACCAAGGGGTGAGCGGTAGAGAACAAAGCCACGCCGTCGCCGCCGACATACTGAGCGTTATAGCCGTTGTTCAAAACAGAAGCTGCCTTAACTTGCTTGGTGTAAGCCATAGCACGAGCCAAGCCTTTGGTGTAACGAGCAGACAAGCTGTCGTACAAGTTATCTTCAATCGCTTCTTCAGTGATTGAGAAACCCAAGGCGATGGTTTCGTGGTTGTAACGGGTGGTCCAAGCTTCTTGCGCGTTGTCATAAGAAATTGCGCTGCCTTCATTCTTCACCGGAGCGGCGGAGAAGCCAGACAGTTTGGTTTCTTCTTCAAACGAACGTTCAGAAGTTTCGGTTTCATAAATTTCTTTATGTTCTTCACCGTAACGGGCGTACTCCAAACCGAACAAAGCGTTCAAGCCGGGGAGCAGTTCTTTAAGTAGTTGTGCGCGTGAAATAGCCATTTTAAATTACTCCTTAAGCACCGGTAGCGTTCAAGTAGTTGTGGTAACCGAAGTTCCACTGTACTTGCACTTCTGGGTAGCCAACAAAAGACAAAGATGTACCAGCAGGAACTGACACGGTGGTAGACAAGGTCAAAGTTGTACCGTTGACGTTGGTCACGGTCAAGAATTGGCCTGCATACGCGCCAGAAACGCTAGGAGCGATCAGTTGCATACCGGGTTGGATGGCGCTGTTGGCAGCAGTGATGGTCAAAGTAGCACTGCTAGAAGTAGCATTGCCGCTGATAGCGGTAACAACAACAGCAGTGTCAGGAACCACGGACACAACACGGAAGGGAGCGCTCGAAGTAACACGGGTGTTACCTTGAGTACCAGAGGTGATAACGCCACCGGTCAAGCCCATAGCAGAGTCACCAGTGTTGGTGTTGCCAGAAGCGGAACCGCCGTTAGAACCTTGGGTAACCAAGTACATGTTGGAGCCGATGAACGAGGGGTTCACATAGCCAACAGTAGCACCGGGAGTGTTAGACACAGAAGAAGTGCCTTGGGTCAAAACAGCTGCTTGGAACACTGCGAACGGATCGTCCACAACGTAACCTTGTTGGCTGTTAGGGCCATAAGCGCCGCCGTTAGTAGCAGTGTTAGCTGCATAGAATTGTGCACGAACGGTTTGGCTCATGCTGTTGACGTATTGAGCGCCAACAAACACGCCGATAGCGCCAGCGCCGGAAGAAACCGATGAAGCTGCACCAAGTGCGGTAACGGCCAAAGTACCACCGCTAATGCCGACGACGTCGCCATTGAAGAGGTTATAGCCATAGTTGTAGGAGATAGGGATCAAACGGGTAGAACCCGAAAATACCCGACCCCCAGACAGGCTTACGGGTTTCAAGCCGTAAGCTGCGGGAACGATAGGATAAGCCATTTGTAAACTCCTAAAAATTAAGAACCTTTACCGAACGATATCGTTGACTTGCGTTCTGCAAACAACGGCATGCGCGGGTCACTATTTTTCATGAAGTTATTGTCCACAGATTCCATTTGAGCTCGGTTTTGTTGAGCGTAGTAGTCATCACGCTGCTTGATGAACTCTTCAGGAATACGGCACAACAACAAGCCACCAACTTCAATGTTGCCTTTAAAGCGACCTTCGGTTGAGGCGTGCATCATAAGTTCAGGATAATCTTCTGCTTTGCAGGGTTCATACCCTTCACGAAACTTGGATGAAATATTGCTTGGGTCTGAACCTCCCAAAACACTGGTGCGAATATACCGATGTTTCCAGCCCGGACGTTCGTCAGGCATTGGCAACACTTCTGGCGGACGCCAATGGGTAATACGCGATTCAGTTGTACGAGAGTCCGCTGTACGACTAGCGCGGTTTTGAGTTTCAGCCATATTAAATATTCCTTCCGTTTAATTCCGCAACCTTCTTAGCATAGGTTTCCAAAGGAACCCCAAGCTTTTTGGCGATTTCCACCTGCGTCTTAGTAAGTACGATTTTCTTGGTAGCAGTACTTCTAGTGGCAGGTGCAACTACATTAACCCTCGACCGCTGAGTGGGCGCATCAGCCGACGAGTCCTGACCAAACTGGTCAGGGAATCTTTCCCTCATCTCCGTGTCAATGCGACGGTAGTAGTCATCACTGGTGGGAGATATACGTTCATTATTAACCAAATCTTCGTGCAGTGCCATAGCATATGCAGTCATTTTGCGATTTTGTCCAAACCAAGGGTTTTGTTCCTGCCAATTTTCAGCTTTTGGGTCTGATCTTTGTGCAGGTTGTTGGGGTTGGAACTGATAATCAGTCTGCTGAATAGGGGGCGGCGTGTAACTATGTACCTTGTCCGCTTTGATTTTGACTGCCGTCATTGCTTCTTGCGCGGCAATTAATGCTTCAGAATCCCCTGCTTCGTAGGCAGCTTTGTAATTGCGCTTTGCTTCTTCCAATTCACTTTGGACAACGCGTTTAGCTTGGTCCAGTAAAGCAACTTGGCCTTCAGACAAAGAACCTTTTAAGCGCTTGTTCTCTTCAGCAATAGCTTGCGCTATCCGAATAGCTTCTTCTTGGGCGCGTTGGGCGGCTTCCTTAGCGCGGCGTTCTTCATGGTAGCCCTTAGTAAAGTGCTGAATACGCTTACGCACGCTGTCATCGTACTTATTAAGTTCGTCATCAGTCAGCTCCTTGGGGGGCTCATCCATTGGCTTACGCCCTTGATCTTTAGGCGGGGTGTCATCCACCGTCTCAATTTCAAACTCGGGCTCTGCCTCAACAGCTTTGGCTTTGGTATCTTCGACTTCGTCGGGGAATTTGAATGGCTCCATATATCCTCCTTAAGAAGCACGGGTGATACCGCGTGGGTCTTCAACCACCGCTTCAACCGAGTCATCATTGATGATACGGAATTCACGGCCATGAATTTTCAGGCGTGTACCAGAGTTGGGACGAACAATTACAAAGTCACCTACCTTACAAGATGGCCCATTGGGAAAACGGGTTGCATCTTTATAAGCATCGGGACCCATCTTCACCACGAACAGCACTGGGGTCAGTACTTCTTCATAGTGCATGGATTGGGACGATTTAACAATCCCAATTTCACTGTCTGCAAACTCTTCCATTGCTTCGGGAACGACGCACAGCAGGTGGAATCGCGCAGGTTCAGGTAGTTGCTTTGCCTTTTGCTCAGCGTCTTTATTCAAGATACTGGATAGGTCAATAGCACTTAAGTCAAACTCAGTCATCTTCAGCTTCCTTCAATCTTCGCACGAGGTCGGCTATCTCACGTTGAGCAAGGGCAAGACCCCGGATTACCCCGCTCATATTTTGGTACTCACCAAAATCCTTTGCAGTCCCGTCGCCAAGGGGACCGATGTAAGTTTGTTTCAGCTCTTCCAGCTTTTTGGCCAAGTGTTCAAGAATTTGGTCGTTCATTCTTCACCTCCAGCTGGGTTTTGCGTGTTTTGGATTTGCGCGTCTTTCATCGCCAAGTTCTTTTGATGCAGTTGTTGCTGGTTAACTAAATTAACCACATGCTTCTGCTGTCCTTGTTGGGTCTGAACTTGGTGGTTGTGCACGTTGTGCAGCGCATTAATTACTTGGTTAGAAGATTTCTGGTGCACGTCTTGCTGGTGCTTCTCTTCCTTGTGGCGCAAGTCTTGGAGTTGGCCCAGTGCTGCCATCGTTGGGTTAGGGGCAGCGGCTGTAGTTGCTTGTGCTTGTGCATGGGCTTGGTGCGCTTGAGCTTGGGCCTGTTGAGCCTGAGCTTGCGCACTCGCCATCGCAGCTTGTGACTGCGCTCCAGCCTGTTGAGCCTTAATTTGCAGCTCTTGTTGTTTGATCTGCAGGTCGCCTTGGACTTTTTGTGCTTTAGTCTGGGCTTCTTGTTGCTTGATCTGCAATTCTTGCTGCTGCATTTGGACCAAGGGGTCTTGTTGCTGCTGCTGAGCTTGCTGTTGTGCGGCTTGACCCTTGCTTTGTTGGAGCAACTGCTGTGCGGCCTGAGCCACCAGACGGGACATCTTGACTTCAACTTCAGGAGAGAGCTCAGCATCAGGCTGCGGAAGCGTTGCACCCAGCTGTTTCTCAATTTCTGTACGGTATTTGAACGCCAAATGCTCTGTAATATGCGCCATTATTGCGGCTTGGATAGCCTGTGCATTGGGATTTTGACCGATTTGCTGGGCTAAAAGCGGGTCTTGCATCATTGACTGGTGAACTGCAATATGCGCGTCTTGGTCCTGATACATGAACGCTTTTACTGGTTTTCCGGTCATTAAAGCCATGTTTTCGCTGATTGGGTCCTTCGGTTTCATGTCGTCAGGCAGCGGAACCAGCTTTTCACCGTTCTTAACACCCAAAACATGGATCATTTGACGGTGTAATTGGGGCAAATCGTAGATTTGTGGGGCTTGTTGGGCCAGCTGCATGACCGCTTGGTACTGCATAATCCGCTGAGCCATGGTCGAGCTGTTGGGATCGCTGACCGGAATGACCGCAACCATGTCGTAATCCGACTGTTTGGCTTTGGCGTCGCCACCTTCTGGGTCGTAGGGGTAGCTTTTTGGCGTATCTTCGCGGATGATTTCCTTCAAAAGCTTGAATTCTTGCTTCATCGCGTAGTGAATACGGGCCTGAACCGCGCTCATGGTCTTGAGTTGGCGTTCCAACAAAGCCATTGTGGTCCCCACGGGGGAGCCAGCACTCATATCAGCTACGTTCAAGTCAGCGGTAGCCCCCAAACGACGTGCTTCGTCCGTAATTTTGTCCAACAACATAGACAAAACTTGGCTTGGCTCCTTGTATGGGAGTGGCATAATGTTGTCACGGATCGAACCAGAAGGCACATCCACGTCCCGGAATTCGCCGGGGGCGATCGGCGTATCGTCACCCTTAACACGCAAGCCGCGTGCTTTCAAACCACCGGGCAAATTGGACAACGTACCAGCGTCAATAAGCTGGCGAATAAGGCTTGTACCCGCACGGGCATAACCACCGATCAAGTGGATGTAACCAAACCCGTATGCACCGAAGCCGGGGATATAGTCGTACTGTACGAAGTGTTCGCGCTTAAGGCACTTGTTGTCGTCAGCGTCCCAGTTGCGGCGGATAGCCAAAACTTTTTGTGAACCCTTGTCGATCGTAATCACATAGGGCAGTGCAACGTCATCTTCCTCGTCATAGCCGGGCAGGTTGTATTCAATGTGCACTTCATATATTTGATAGCGGTCGTCGTCACTAAGGGAATACCCTTGCTCGTCCGCTTTACGCTTCTCAACATCAGTGTGCGTCAAGATGGGCTCGCCCAACTCGATATCACGGTACATACCAGCAGCTTGAAGTTTCTTGACCTCGTTCTTGGTCTTACGCATCACATGCGTAACGCGCTCAGCTGTGCGCACACTTGACGAGCCGTAAGGAATAATCAACTCTTCGGCAGGAATAAACAACGCAACGGGGCGGTCCAGCGACGGGTCAAAGTACACCTTCTTAAAAGCCGAACCTGCCAAACCCAAATTAAACAACAAGCGTTCGTGCTCTGGTCGGTACTCAACCATCGTCTCCGTCAGCATGAAGTTCATGTCTGCTGCTACAC